AGCAGCAATTTCGCGATGAGTCTGATATCAACAATATTGTTGATCGTTTTATGAAAACTGGTCATTTACCTGATCCAGTTTCTATGCCTCAATATGTTGATTATGAGGGTGTTTTTGATTTCCAATCAGCTATGAACGTAGTTCGTCAAGCTGATGAGAACTTTATGCGAATGGATGCTAAAGTTCGTGCTAGATTCCATAATTCCCCCCAGGAATTTTTGGAGTTTTTCGCCGATCCGGCGAATGCTGAGGAGGCGGTTCGCCTTGGTTTGGCAGTGCCAACGCCAAGGGAGTCACCTCCGGTCGATGCAGCTCCTGCTGCTTAATCGTCTTTGGGCACAGTTCGCTACTTGATGTAACTGTGCCTATTGACACCTTTTTGTTTTCTGTTCTAATGGAGTCACTATGAAACCTTTGCACCGTCACAATGCCAATAAGCGCTCAAGCGCTTCTACTTTCAAACGCAATATATCAACTACCAAGTTGATTAACATCACTGCCGGCCCCATGCGCGGTGGTATACGCCTGTAAGGTCTTGTGTGCACATCTCTATGGTCACATCCCACCCATGGTCCAACGAAGTGTGGTCAGTGTATAGAGTGCCGTTTGGCTTATTCGAGAGAATGGGCAATTCGTATCACTCACGAGCAACAGATGCACAAGGTGTCTTGTATGCTGAACCTCACGTATAACGATGATTGGTTACCTGAACATGGTCAACTTTTTAAGGATGACCTACAGCGGTTTTTCAAGCGTTTGCGTAAAGCTGGTTTTAAGTTTCGTTATGTTGCCTCAGGTGAGTATGGTGATATTTCTCGAAGGCCTCATTTTCATATTGCGTTGTTTGGTTTGGACTTTTCTCATGACCGTTCGCGGTTTGGCAGTTCTAATGGTGATTTTACTTTTACTTCTGCAACCGTCTCTAAGCTTTGGCCTAGGGGTAATCATTTGATTGGTACTCTTAATTTTGAGTCTGCTGCATACATTGCCCGTTATATCTTGAAAAAGATTAAGGGCTTGCAAAAGCCTGAACCGCTTTATGTTGATGATGTTACCGGTGAAGTTGTTTTGCCTAATCCCGAGTTTCTCATTATGAGTAAAGGCATTGGCCGCTCATGGTTTCGGGATTTTTTTATGACTGATGTTTTTCCGCATGCTTCAGTTATTACTGCTCAGGGGACTAAGGCCCCTGTTCCTCGTTTTTATAAAACTTTGTTAAAGGAGGTTGGATCCGATCTTGCACTGGATATGCAGTATAGGTCTTCGGTTCGTGCCGAGTTAGACCTTGAGCGTAAAGCTTATGAGGACCAGGCGGTCCGTAAGCGTTCGCGTTCTCTTGTTAGCTCTTCTAGAGCTTCTCTTTCAAAACGTATAATTTAAAGGTCATATCATGATTTTATTTGTTGTTTCTGTTAAAGATCGCGCAGCCGATGTTTTTAACCGTCCGTTTTTTGTTCCTCATCGTAATGTTGCTATTCGTGATTTCACTGATGAAGTGAATCGTGCAGCTGGTGATAACCAGTTGAATAAGCATCCCGATGATTTTGATTTGTACTTGCTTGGTGAGTTCGATGATTCTTCTGGTTCATTTATTAATAATGAACCTCAGGTTCTTGTACGCGCTAAAGACGTTTTGCAGTCGTCATGACCCTTGTGGCCCTTCGGGGCCACTTTTTTTCTTTATTCAGGAGTGTTTATGTTTCACAATAAGTCTGTTGATGCACACAATTTTGCAATGGTGCCACGTGCTGATATTCCTCGTTCTAAGTTTTCTATGCAGAAAACGCTAAAAACCACTTTTGATAGTGGTTATATTGTTCCTATCATGTGTGAAGAGGTTTTACCTGGAGACACATTTAATGTTAATGTCACTATGTTCGGCCGTTTGGCTACACCAATATTTCCGGTTATGGATAATCTCCATTTGGACTCCTTCTTTTTCTTTGTTCCTAATCGTTTGGTTTGGACGAATTGGGTTAAGTTTATGGGGGAGCAGGATAATCCTGCCGATTCTATTTCTTACACTATCCCTCAACAAGTATCCCCAGCTTCTGGATATGCTATCGGGTCCTTACAGGATTACCTTGGTTTACCGACTGTTGGCCAAGTTACCGCTGGTGCTACGGTTTCACATTCCGCGTTACCTACCCGCGCCTACAATTTGATTTACAACCAATGGTTTAGGGATGAGAATTTGCAGAATTCTGTTGTAGTTGATAAAGGTGATGGGCCTGATGCCTCACCTGCTACTAATTACACTATTTTACGTCGCGGTAAGCGACATGATTATTTTACTTCTTCTTTGCCGTGGCCACAAAAAGGTGGTACAGCTGTTACTTTGCCTTTGGGCACAAGTGCTCCTATCAAAGGTATCGGTCCTCTATCCCCATTTACTACAGCTTCACAGACTTGGCGTGATTCTACTGGTGCTACTGTTACTGCATCCGGTTTTAATATTACTGGTGGTCAGAATATGGCCATCCAGTCTCAGGTAATTGGCGGTGCTAATTATCCTAATATTTATGCTGATTTGTCTGCTGCTACAGCTGCTACTATTAATCAGCTTCGTCAATCTTTTCAGATTCAAAAGTTGCTTGAACGTGATGCTCGAGGTGGTACTCGTTACACTGAGATTTTGCGTTCTCATTTTGGCGTTACTTCGCCAGATGCTCGCCTACAGCGTCCTGAGTATTTAGGTGGTGGCTCTACTCTTATTAATATTTCTCCTATTGCCCAAACCACTGGTACTGGCATTTCTGGCCAGACTACTCCTCAGGGTAATTTAGCTGCTATGGGTGTTTATCATGCTCATAATCACGGGTTTACTCAGTCTTTTGTTGAGCATGGTTATGTTATTGGTGTTATTGCTGTTCGCGCTGATTTGACTTATCAGCAAGGTTTACGGCGTCATTGGAGCCGTTCTACTCGTTATGATTATTATTTCCCAGCTTTTGCTATGCTTGGTGAACAAGCTATTCTTAACAAGGAAATTTATGTAACTGGTGGTTCGTCTGATTCGAATGTTTTTGGTTATCAGGAGCGTTGGGCGGAATATCGCTATAACCCTTCTGAGATTACTGGACTGTTTCGTTCTACTGCTGCGGGTACTATTGATCCGTGGCATTATGCGCAGAAATTTACTGCGCTTCCTACTTTGAATTCAACTTTCATTGAAGATACTCCGCCTCTTGCTCGTAATTTGGCGGTTGGTTCTGCTGCTAATGGTCAGCAGTTTTTGCTTGATGCGTTTTTTAATATTAACGCTGCTCGTCCTCTTCCTATGTACTCTGTACCTGGGCTTATCGATCATTTTTAAGCCTCTATCATTCCCTTCGGGGAATGATTGAGGGAAAGGTTTTTATGCTTGATTGGTTAAAGGATACTGTTAACAAAGTCGCTGATTTTGTTCCTTCTTCACTTGTTTCTGCTGCTTCTGCTGTTGGTGGTTTTCTTGGTCAACAGAATACTAATGCCCAGAATATGCAGATTGCTCGTGAAAATACTGCTTTTCAGGAGCGTATGAGCAACACAGCCTATCAAAGGCAAGTTAAGGATATGGAGGCCGCAGGCCTTAATCCTATGCTTGCTTATTTGAAGGGTGGTGGTGCCTCTACTCCTACTGGTTCTATTACACAGGTTCAGAATCCGTATGCTGCCGGTGTTTCTACCGGTTATCAGTCTGCCCAAACCTCACTTGCTAACAAGCAAGTCCCTAAGGTTGGTGCTGAGACTGAGAATATCAGTGCCCAGACTATTAAAGCTCGGGCTGATACTCTTTTATCTCTTGCCAACAAGGAATTGTCTTTCGCTTCTGCAGATGAGAAGCGTCAGCACATTAATTTGATGGATAAACAATCTGCGAAGATTGTTGCTGAGACTAAGAATATTCCTGTTGAGGGTGATCGTTTGGTTGCTGTTATTAAACAGCTTGAATCGTCTGTTAAGCTTATTGAAGCGCAGACTGCTACTGAGGAGCAGCGTAAACAACAGACGTTTGCGTTAGCTCTTAAGACTTTGAATGAATCTGATTTGGTAGCTGCTGATTTGAAAGCTATTCAGCAAGCTGACAATTTGGGTAAGGAGTTTGGACAGTACAAGCCTCTGGTTGATACTGTGATGAACATTTTTCGTATGTTACGCCGTTAAGGAGTTTTTATGTTGTTTGCTTCTGCTTATGATAATTTTGATGCTCGTTCTGACGAGTTTGGTTTGAAGTGTTTGGATGATTCTTTGACTCAGCAGCAATTTCGCGATGAGTCTGATATCAACACTATTGTTGATCGTTTTATGAAGACTGGTCATTTACCTGACCCAGTTTCTATGCCCCAGTATGTTGATTATGAGGGTGTTTTTGATTTTCAATCAGCTATGAATGTAGTTCGTCAAGCTGATGAGAACTTTATGCGTATGGACGCAAAAGTTCGTGCTAGATTCCATAATTCCCCACAGGAATTTTTGGAGTTTTTCGCGGATCCCGCGAATTCTGAGGAGGCGGTTCGCCTTGGTTTGGCTTTGCCACAACCTAAGGAGAGTCCTCCGGTCGATCCAGCTTCAGTTGGGTAATCGTCTTAGGCACAGTTCGTTACTTGATGTAACTGTGCCTATTGACACTTTTTTGTTTTCTGTTCTAATGGAGTCACTATGAAGCCTTTGCACCGTCACAATGCCAACAAGCGCTCTAGCGCTAGTTCTTTCAAACGCAATATTTCAACGACTAAGTTGATTAACATCACTGCCGGCCCCATGCGCGGTGGTATCCGCCTGTAAGGTTTAGGTGTGTACTTCTCTATGGTCACATCCAACCCATGGTCCAACGAAGTGCGGTCAGTGTATAGAGTGCCGTTTGGCTTATTCGAGAGAATGGGCTATTCGTATTACTCACGAGCAACAGATGCACAAAGTGTCTTGTATGCTGAACCTTACGTATAACGATGATTGGCTTCCTGAACATGGTCAACTTTTTAAGGATGACCTGCAGCGGTTTTTCAAGCGTATGCGTAAAGCTGGTTTTAAGTTTCGTTATGTTGCCTCAGGTGAGTATGGTGATCTTTCTAGAAGGCCTCATTTTCATATTGCGTTATTTGGCGTGGATTTTTCAGATGACCGTTTACGGTTTGGTAGTGCTATTGGCGGTGATGCTACTTTTACTTCAGCCATGGTGACTAAGCTATGGCCAAAAGGTAATCACTTGATTGGTACTCTTAATTTTGAGTCTGCAGCATACATTGCCCGATATATCTTGAAAAAGATTAAGGGCTTGCAAAAGCCTGAACCGCTTTATGTTGATGATGTTACCGGTGAAGTTGTTTTGCCTAATCCCGAGTTTCTCATTATGAGTAAAGGCATTGGCCGTTCTTGGTTTCGGGATTTTTTTATGTCTGATGTGTTTCCACACGCGTCAGTTATTACTGCTCAGGGGACTAAAGCCCCTGTTCCTCGTTTTTATAAAACTTTGTTAAAGGAGGTTGGGTCCGATCTTGCTCTGGACATGCAGTATAGGTCCTCGGTTCGTGCCGAGTTAGACCTTGAGCGAAAAGCTTATGAGGACCAGCCAGTCCGTAAGATTTCGCGTTCTCTTGTGGGCTCTGCTAGAGCTCATCTTTCAAAACGTACAATTATTTAAAGGATATGTCATGATTCTGTTCGTTGTTTCTGTTAAAGACCGCGCTGCGGATGTTTTTAATCGTCCCTTTTTTGTTCCTCATCGGAATGTTGCTGTTCGTGATTTTACTGATGAAGTAAATCGTGTGGCTGCTGATAATCAGTTAAATAAACATCCTGATGATTTTGATTTGTATTTGTTGGGTGAATTTGATGATTCCCGTGGCGTAGTTTTAAATAACGAGCCTCAGGTTCTTGTTCGCGCAAAAGACGTTTTGCAGTCGTCATGACCCTTGTGGCCCTTCGGGGCCACTTTTTTTAATTTTTTTTTGGAGTATTTATGTTTCACAATAAATCGGTTGATGCACATAATTTTGCAATGGTGCCCCGTGCTGACATCCCCCGCTCTAGATTTTCTATGCAGAAAACTCTTAAGACTACTTTTGATAGTGGTTTTTTAGTTCCTGTTATGTGCGAAGAGGTTTTACCCGGAGACACATTTAATGTTAATGTCACGATGTTCGGCCGTTTGGCTACACCCATTTTTCCGGTTATGGATAATCTCCATTTGGACTCGTTCTTTTTCTTTGTTCCTAATCGTTTGGTTTGGACGAATTGGGTTAAGTTTATGGGGGAGCAGGATAACCCTGCCGATTCTATTTCTTACACTATCCCTCAACAAGTATCCCCAGCTGGTGGATACGCTATCGGGTCCTTACAGGACTACCTTGGTTTACCGACTGTTGGCCAGGTTACCGCTGGTGCTACGGTTTCACATTCGGCGTTACCTACCCGAGCCTATAATTTGATTTATAACCAATGGTTTAGGGATGAGAATTTACAAAATTCTCGAGTAGTTGATAAGGGCGATGGTCCTGATGCTACTCCTTCTACTGTTTATACTTTGCAACGACGCGGTAAGCGTCATGATTATTTTACTTCTGCTTTGCCGTGGCCACAGAAAGGTGGTACGGCTGTTACTTTGCCTCTTGGTACTTCTGCTCCTATTTATGGTACTGGTAAGGCATTTAACTTAACCAACAATCCTGTTGGTGGTAATTTATATGGAGTTGTTACTTCCGGTACCAGTATAGTACAACCTCATACGACAAATTATAATCAAACTTTACCTTATGGTGCTCCAGCTGGTGCATCTGTAGCTAATACTACTCTTGGTGTGCCTGTAAAAGGTCAAGGAGAAAGCGGAATTTATGCAGATTTATCTACAGCAACTGCAGCGACTATTAACCAATTACGTCAATCTTTTCAGATTCAAAAGTTGCTTGAACGCGATGCTAGAGGTGGTACTCGTTACACTGAGATTTTGCGTTCTCATTTTGGCGTTACTTCGCCAGATGCTCGCCTACAGCGTCCTGAGTATTTAGGTGGTGGCTCTACTCTTATTAATATTTCTCCTATTGCCCAAACCACTGGTACTGGCATTTCTGGCCAGACTACTCCTCAGGGTAATTTAGCTGCTATGGGTGTTTATCATGCTCATAATCACGGGTTTACTCAGTCTTTTGTTGAGCATGGTTATGTTATTGGTGTTATTGCTGTTCGCGCTGATTTGACTTATCAGCAAGGTTTACGACGTCATTGGAGTCGTTCTACTCGTTATGATTATTATTTTCCTGCTTTTGCTATGCTTGGTGAACAAGCTGTCCTAAACAAGGAAATTTATGTTACTGGTGGTTCGTCTGATGCTAATGTTTTTGGTTACCAGGAACGTTGGGCTGAATATCGTTACAACCCTTCTGAGATTACTGGGTTGTTCCGTTCTACTGCTGCGGGTACTATTGACCCGTGGCATTATGCACAGAAGTTTACTTCTTTGCCTACGTTGAATTCAACGTTTATTGAGGATACTCCTCCTCTTGCTCGCAATCTAGCTGTTGGTTCTGGTGCTAATGGACAACAGTTTTTGCTTGATGCGTTTTTTAATATTAACGCTGCTCGTCCTCTTCCTATGTACTCTGTACCTGGGCTTATCGATCATTTTTAAGCCTCTATCATTCCCTTCGGGGAATGATTGAGGGAAAGGTTTT